TTAATCTATTTATTGATTCAGATAGTTCTGAGTCTTCTTCTCCCATAAATTGAGATTCAAATCCTTGACCTTCTTCACCTTCGTGTTCTTCACCTTCGTGTTCTTCACCTTCGTGTTCTTCACCTTCGTGTTCTTCACCACCGTGTTCTCCAGCAAACTCTGCAGCATCTTCAGCAAATTCTTTAGCTTCTTCAGCAAATTCTTTAGCTTCTTCGGCAAAATCTTCGTGACCTTCGTGTTCTTCACCTTCTCCTTGTCCTTCTAATTCTTCCTCATTTTCTTCAAAACCAGCGTCTTGTAATGTAGGAAATTGTGCTTCATCACCCTCTTCAGTAGATTCATTTAATTTAAAACCACCATTTAATCTTTCAACGATCATTCCTTGGTAAGAAATAGATTTATCTAAACTTTCTGCAACATATTCTGAGTAAGCGATGTTATCATCTAAATGTTCAGCAATGTATTCTGAGTAAGCAATGTTACCTTCAACATGTTCTGCTAAGTATTCTGAGTAAGCAATTGAGTTATCAACTGACTCTGCGATATATTCTGAATAAGCGATGTTTTTGTCTAAGTTTTCAGCGATATATTCTGAGTAAGCAATATTCTTGTCTAAATTTTCAGCCAAGTATTCAGAATACTCAATGTTTTTATCTAAGTTTTCAGCTAAGTATTCTGAGTAAGAGATGTTTTTATCTAAGTTCTCAGCAATATATTCTGAATAGTTAATGTTTTTGTCTAAGTTTTCAGCTAAGTATTCAGAATACTCAATGTTTTTATCTAAGTTTTCAGCAACATATTCAGAGTAAGCAATAGCTTTTTCTAAATTTTCTGCTAAATAGTCATTGTGTTTAGCCAATTTATCAGTTGTATCTTTTAATGATTTATTTTCATTAACTACAACTTGAATTTTGTCAGCTAAATAATCTAAGTATTTAGCAACTTGTGAATTAGTATTATTTAATTCTTCATAATACTCTAACAATTGTTCCAATTTCTGTGGGCTCATATTACCTTTTGAAATTGCATTTTTTACTTCACTTTTTGTTGAAGCAATCTCTTTAACCAAATACTGTGAATAGTCACTTAACTGTTTCTTGGTTACAAATTCATCTTTGTTCATATTGAATAGTTCATTTATTTTTGACTCGTCAGATAATTCATATATCCTAAAGTTATTTTTTTCGATTTGTCCTTCTGGGCAAAAACCTAACGATTCATTTAATACTCTAACACTCATTTTTGCTGATGCAAATCCAGGATCTGCAACAATGTCATAAGTAAAAAGTTTTTTCAATGATACTGAACCATCTGATTCTGTTATACCAGCAGCTCTTGATGATACAAAAACTGGACATCCGTCGTCAACTAATGATTTAGCTTCTTTACCCCAGTAAGTACTTAGCAATTTTATTTCTCCAGCAACTATGTTCTTTTCTGCAACAAATTCTGCTTTTGTAATAATGTGTGATGCTCTTGATAACGATGTATCAAAGACATCCGGGTGATCGAATTCACCATAAACAACACCTAGGCTGTTCATTCTTTCATTCATTTCTTGTAGTGCTGGTAAAAATTTCTCAGCTTGATATATTCTCTCATTACGATTCTTTACACCAAACTCAGTAAAAGTACCACCCAATACATACTCCTTATTAGTAGAGGCTGACTCTCTAATAAGCGAACTTGTTGAATTTTCTACTATTAAAACCGGTTTCATTTAAAATAATTATTTTTTGTAGTTATTACGATGGTATATATTTAACCTGGAAAACAATAAAATTTTAAAGGTGGATTTTTTATGGTAAAAATATTTTTTTTATTTTTATTAGGTATATCAAGTGGATTTTTTATCTTTGTAAAAGTTTTGGAGGAGAAACGCCATATTTAATAAATACTTAAAAAAATGCGGTTTTTTATGATCCTATCAAGAGAGATAAATGTGAAAATCACTGAATCAAATTACAACTATTATGATGATTTAGGATATGATGTATATATAAGTGAAGAAATTGTAATTCCAGTTGAATTACTACCAAAAGGATCACATTACAAAATCAAGTGTAAATGTGACACTTGTGGAATTGAAAAAGAAGTAATCTATAAGAACTACTTAAAATATGATAATGATTGGGGAGATTATTATTGTAGAAGGTGTTCTGAAGTTAAAAGAAAAGAAACATTAAGAAAAAATTTCGGAGTTGATTATCCGATACAGAATAAAAAAGTTTTAGAAAAGATGAAGAAAACATTAGTACAGAAGTATGGAGTAGATAACATTTCTAAAAACAAAAAAAAATTAAATAATGAATAAAATTAAAGAAGATAGTGTTTTTGAAGGCACTATCGATTTCGCAAACAGCGGAAATGCCTCTATAAATATAGAAGATAAAAATATCTTCATATTTAAGAAAAATACACTTAACTCACTTAATGGTGATAAAGTTAAAATTAAAATAATAACTAAGAACAACAAAATTGAAGCCGAAGTTATAGAAGTTCTTGAAAGATTTAGGACTCAATTTGTTGGTAAGGTACAAATAAACAAAGAAAATAAAAGACTTATATTTGTAGTACCAGATAGTCAAAAAATTGCGGTTGACTTTTATATAAAAGGAGAACACGACGCAACACACGATCAAAAAGTTCTTGTCGAACTAATTGACTGGGAACCAGGAACAAAATCACCTAAAGCAAAAATAGTAGAAATACTTGGTAGTTCAGGTGACAATAATACAGAAATGAACTCAATAATGTATGAGTACGGTTTACCAAACAACTTTCCTTTAATGGTAGAAGCCGAAGCGGAATTGATAGACTTTACAATTCCTGAATCAGAAATCAATAACAGACGAGATTTAAGAAATATTACAACATTTACAATTGATCCAGTTGACGCCAAAGATTTTGACGACGCTCTTTCGGTTAATATACTTGATGATAATACAGTAGAAGTAGGTATACATATCGCAGATGTTTCACATTATGTTAAAGAAGGTGGTATAATTGATGAAGAAGCTATTAAAAGAGCAACCTCTGTTTACTTAGTTGATAGATGTGTACCAATGTTACCAGAAAGGTTGAGTAATGGTGTATGTTCATTAAGACCTAATGAAGATAAGCTTTGCTTCTCAGTTATAGTTAAACTAGATAGTGAAGGAAAACTATTAGATAAATGGTTTGGAAAAACGGTTATACATTCAGATAGAAGATATTCTTATGAAGAAGCACAAGAGATAATTGAAGGTAAAGAAGGAGATTTCAAAACAGAAATACTATTATTAGATACTATTGCTAAAAAAATGAGAAAACAAAGAATTAGTGATGGTTCTATCGAAATGGGTGGTATAGAAGTTAGATTCAAATTAGAACCAACTACTAAGAAACCTATTGGAGTTTTCTTCAAAGAACAGAAAGATGCAAATAAACTAATTGAAGAATATATGTTACTTGCAAATAAATTAGTCGCAAAACTTCTTTATGATGCCAAGTATCACAATGTTTATAGAGTGCATAGTACTCCTAATGTCGAAAAGTTAGAAGCACTTTCTCTAATATGTAAAAACTTTGGTTATACTTTAGATGTTGTTGAAAATACACAAGATTTGAAAAAATCTATAAATGAATTAGTTGCTGATATAAAAGGTAAACCAGAAGAAAATATGATAGAAACTTTAATCACAAGATGTATGTCTAAAGCAAGTTATACAATAGTAAACTCTGGACACTATGGATTAGGGTTTACTCACTATTCTCACTTTACTTCACCAATTAGAAGATATCCGGATTTAATTACTCATAGAGTCTTATTAGACTTCTTAAATAAGAAATCTAATGGAAGTCCTCAAAAAATTGAAGGTATGGCTAAATGGTGTTCTGAAAGAGAAATATTAGCAGCAAAGGCACAGAGAGACTCTATTAAATATAAACAAATTGAATTCTTAGAAGATAAAATCGGACAAGTATTTGATGGAATTATATCAGGAGTAACTGACTGGGGAATGTATGTTGAACTTATTGAAAGTAAATGTGAAGGTATGGTTAGATATAATGGAAATCATAAAGTAGATGCAGAAAACTATACAGTAAATTTAAAATCAGGTGGATCAGTAAGATTAGGTGATGAAGTAAAAGTAATTGTTAAAGCAGTTGACTTAGATAGAAAACAAATTGACTTTGAATTGTTCTAATGGACTATCTATTTGATGTCATATTAGGTAGTGATTTAGAATTTGATGATTATAATTTAGCACTTTCTAGTTATCCAACGTGGAAATCCATTTATCGTGAGATAAAATTAAACTATCTTTTAGAAGGTAGTAAAAAAATACAGTTTGATATTGATGATATTCAGAAATATATTACACTCGATGATCAGCATAGTCATCAGATATCCTTACAAAAAGTATGTTGCTCTGTAAACGGAATGACATTTATAATAAATAATAATAAGATTGATAAACTTACTTTAAAATCTAAAGTACTTGATACAGAATGTGGTAAGATAGTCAAAACAATGATACAGGTAGGTATGGAAGTTAAAGTAAGTCAATTTATATATGATAAAAATTTAAACTTTATAATAGAGACACCAAAAAATGTAGCATAAATAAAAAATCCTTTCAAATTGAAAGGATTTTTTATTTATATTAGAATTCAAACTCTCCACCACCCGGTGCTTCAGGAGCAGGTGGTTCAGGTGCGGCTTGTGGTGTAGTCTGTGGAGCAGATTGACCACCACCTTCTGGAGCAGATTGACCACCACCTTCTGGAGCTATTTGACCACCACCTTCTGGAGCACCACCTTCTGGCATTCCAACGCCACCTCCACCACCTTCCGATGGCATTCCAGGCTCACCAGTTGCACCAGCGGCTGCGTTCATAGCGTCTTTATCCCAGTATTTTTGATTTTCCGCCTTTTCCTCAGGACTAAGTTTAAAGATATTATCCATAATCCACTCAATATGAAAGTAAGGTTTTTCACCATTCATCACACCAAGCATTGTACCAACAATACCTGCTTTCTTTTCTAAATTATTTAATTTCTTCCATTCTTCAAATACTTGATTTGAGAAGAAAGTAATATCCACCGCATTTGTAAAGAATTCATCCTCTATAAACTCAGGAAACTCTATCAACATTTGTAGTCTCAATGGTTTAACAATCAATTCTTTGAAATTTGCTCTTAACCTACTAATAAAGTTATGAAATTTAATCTCATCTCTTGTCATCTCAGCAGCATCAGTAACTAAATTACCACCACCATTATCACTTTCAAATCTTGACATTGGAATCTTAGAAGATCTTTTTAAAGCTTTGAAGAACCAATCCAACATTGAGTCATCATTTAAGTTATGTCCAGTTGGAGAAACTAATTCCATATTAGGTGTACCACCATCCCCTTCAGGGAACCAAATTTGTTTGTTGTAAGGTAAGTGTTTAGAACCATTAATAGTCATTGTGCCTAATGATTCATCCCATTCTACTTCTTCTGAATAATCATGTATTAATTGACCTATTTGTTCCTCCGCTCTTTGTCTAGACATACCTTTAATAGGAATAGTAAACTTTTGATAAACAGTAGCATTGATAATGTTAAACATTATTCTTGTTTGTTGTAAAATCTTTAATTGATTATAAGGCTTAATTAAACCTTCTATATACGATGTCTCAGAAAATTCATTTTGAGTTGAATATGAAATATAAACTAATTGTGAATCTAGAAATATTCTTCTTAATTGTGGATCTTCAGGAAACTGAATCCATAAGTGTCCTATACTCGGCTCATATGCAGGAACTACTGTCTCTGGTCTAATTCTATTAAATCCAATAATATTCTTCTTTTTATCATCGTAAATAATCTCAAGTGCCAAATAACCATCAATCAAGAAGTCTTTCATCATGTTCCAAGCTGTTATATTATCCGCAAATCCAAACCTATTATAAATTTTTTCAAAATACTCTTGGTACTTATCTTGTACTTCCTGTGAATAAGACGTTGGAAGAGCCGTAATAGAACAGAAGTCCTTTTCATCATTATATACTATACATTCGTCTGCAATCGTGCTTATAAAGTCTCTAATCTCGTCTTTAACTGAATACTCTCTTAAAATTCTTCTCTTGTCTGCGTAAGCTTTGTCTAGATAAGGTATTGATTTTCTGTTTAATACTGATGCAACGGCTCGCTGGGAGAAGAAGTCGTACATCGAATTTCCTTTAGCCGCATATGGATCTTCATTGATACCAATACCTACTTGATTTCTAACAATCATATCATCGAAGTTCATTCCGTATGATGATAAGTTTCTCAAAATCCTACTAAATAAACCTTTATTCTCAACTCCAGATGAATTTACCATCGCAAAGTTTGATCCAACGTTATTTTGATTTTCTTGACTGAAGTTATTATAAGATGCCATATGTATTAAATTTTAAAATTTATGTATATATTAAATTTTGAGTTTTCCTATTTTACCTCTTCCCGTACTTATTCAGACTGGTCTGTAGACGTTTTATATGATCTCTCATAACATTATATTTATCCGATATTTCATTATTTACGTCATAAAAATCACTTAAAATAGATGAGATTACTTCTTTGTGTCTTTCATTTCTACTAGAAAGTTTTGCTTGCCAAATTTGTACTAGTTTTTGTGGGTCATATTTGTTTATAGGATGTTGTGAATAAAGAAATCTAGGTAGTAATTCTAAATGTATTCTATGAACTAGAACTAATTGTATTGCATTAAATTCCATCAAAGCGTATTCAAATCCAGAATTTAATAGTTCTTTATACATTCCTTCATAATTTACTTTTAAGAAATTATTATTTTCAAAATCATTTGGTTGTATATACTTATCAAATATCTGAGCTCTTATTTCCATTGGAATAAAATTAAAATTCACTGCAAATAAAATTACTTTATCTTCAAATTTTTTAAAATCAACAACAAATACTGGTGCATATTTCATCCAATTAGAATCATCTTTATAATGAAAAAAGTAAAAACCACCAGGGTAAATATCTTTAATATTTATAGATTCAACATCTTTACCTGATTTATTATATTTATTATAAAAAAATAAAGAATTATTTTTAAAATTCTCAACTATACCATTTCCATTATAAAGTAATGCTAGTTTAATACGTTCTAATAAAGAATCAACAACCGCCATAAGAGAATTATTTTTATTTATATATAAAATATGATAAATTCAAAACCAAATAATAAGAACTATAATCAGGGAAATTTCATCCCTACAAATAAGGATAAAGTAATGAAACTAAATACCAATGGTGGTGTTTACTTTAGAAGCTCTTGGGAGAAAAGAATAATGACTTGGTTAGATAATAACTCAAATATTTTAATGTGGGGTGCAGAGTGTCTTAAAATACCTTACCAAATGACTCATTTTGATAATGGTGATATGAAAGTTAAAGAACACTGTTACTATCCAGACTTTTATTATGAAATGCAACTTGCAGATGGTAGTAGAAAAAGAGTTGTAGTTGAAGTAAAACCAATGAAAGAATATCAAATGGTAATTGATTTAAAAGAAGGTAAAATGAATGTTCCTACAAATGGTTTAAAGAAGTTAAAGAACTTCGAGTATGACCTTAAAATGGCTTATAAGAATAAGAATAAATGGGAGACTATGATATCTTGGTGTGATAAGAAAGGCTATGATTTTATTATCATAACTGAACAACACTTAAAAAAGTTTGGAATATAGTAGATATAATAAAAATACTATACTTATATAAGGATACAAATAGGAGTAGATTCTATAAAATCTTTTATTTATATGATAAATTGGAAATTTAATAAAATAAGCCAAAAGTAATAACCAATAAGTATTATCTATTAGTAATCCAAAAAATATAAAGAGATAATAAATTAGGTTTACATAATAATATACTAAATCACTACCTCTAATTATCGATGTATCTTTTTCAGAATAACTTTTTTGTAGATAATCTCTATTTTTTATAAAATAAATAATATTTAAAATAAATATTATTGGTAGCAAGTCGTAAACTATAATCATTGCACTAATATATCTTTTAATTGTATTAGATTATTAAACTCATTTTGTAATAATCTAATTGTTTTATCCACCTTTACTAAGGCGTAAACTGAATCATTTACTAAAACCTCTATTGGTTCTCCAACGGCAGAATCATAATCATTTGGTATTTTTAAATTCTCTCTAAATTCATAGATTGATTTTAAATATTTTTGATTTGACTCTAGATCGATATGTAGTGAACAACCATCAGGTCTTATTCCCTCATTACTAATTGACTCTTCCCAGATTTGAAGATAAACTTTATTCATAAAAAATTGTTTAAAAGTATTCTATACTAAAAAATAAATAAGTTTCTTATTATTTTCATTCTTATATAATTCTTAGTAGATAAATTTTTTATACTGACTGATCCAAATCCTGGATCAGTCACTATATCAAATGTTTGTATCTTATATTGAGTGTAATCCATTTCCATCATTAGCACCGTTTATTGAAATAAGTTTAATCAAATGTTCGTTATCTCCTTTCTTTTTATAAAGGTCATTCCATCCTTTAGCCAAACCTCTTTTAAATATTTCGGTAAAATACGCAAATGCATTGATTGATTTGTCTTCATTAAAGTTGAACCAGTTTTGAAACATATCTAGTAGACCACTTTGGTAGCAATCTAACTTATCATCATTTGACCAGTATCTCATTTTTCTTATTGTCTTTTTTGCTAGTAACTCTAGCATTTTCTCCGCATTTCTTGTTAGTCGACCTTGTGCCTTTGACACAATAATCTCGATGTATAATTCTTTATTATTTAAGTACATATATAGCATTTATTTTTTTTCAGAGTTGAACTCTGTAATGCTATTCATTCATGTTATATATATTCATTAGAAAAAGTTTAAAAAAAAATACTCAAACAAAGTTTGAGTATTTTTTTTTATATTTAGTAATAATTATCCTTTAATTCTTTCTTTGTATTGTAATTCTTTAACTGCCTGTAATTCAGTAATAAGATTAGTTTGTCTTTTTTCTAAATTAGATAATGCAGTTGTTAAAACCTCTGATTCACCAATCATTTTTAGAGAACCTTTAACTTTATCTATATTAAATTCAACATCTTCTAATTTAAGAGAGATTTCTCTTTCTTTATCTTCAAGTTTTCTTTTAACAATTAATTCTTTACTTAGTTTGTTTTCGTAGAAATAAGTTAAATCATAGTTTAATTCATTTCTTACTTCATTTACTAATTCTAAAGCAGATTCATATTTAAAGAATGAGTTACCATATCTTTCATCACATCTGTAAACAAATGTATTGTTTTTGTAATTGAAAGCAAATACTTCTAAATAAGGATTTACTAAGTTATTAACTCTTTTTACAACATCTAATTCAACAAATTTATCTAAGTTTTTAGAAGTTTCTAATAAAACTGGATAAAAGTTTTTGTTAACGATAGGAATAATTGGAGAGTTAAATAAGCTTTCTAATGTAGTTTCTTCATTTAACTCATCATCATTGATGAATAAACCACCTTTTTTACCAACTGCCAAACCAATTGTTAAATATTCTGAAATTCTGAAGTTAATTCTACTTTCAGTAACAGTTGAATATTTCATAGCTGTTTCTAAAGTTCTTAAACTTCTTAATGCAGTTTCATCTTTAATGTGGTTTTCTAATAAAGTTTTTTCGATTGAATTCTCTGTTAATAAAAACCAAGAATCTCTAACCAAAGCAACATGTCCTTCTTCAACTTGTTCTACAACAGTAAAAATTGATTCACCATTACCACCACTTA